CAAATCATTCTCTGTGATTTTACGAACCAACATTTTATATTTGTTGCTGCTATCATAGGAAATCAACTGGCGATAAACTTGAGCGTTAAGTGGGCCAACCATTGCAGCTACTTTTCCATCAGTCAACACCATTGGTGTTAGTAAGTCTGGGACTTTCACAGTAACTGTAAAATCAGGATTAGCTGTTATAGCATTCATAATGATTTCTTCCCGATTACCGCGAGGGCGCTTTCCGTTAAGATTCCCCGTCTTGCTGGCCACAATATATGCAACCGCATCCATTATAACATTTAACGGATAGCCCTTATCACGGGAGTAGTGCATAATTGGTGTGCCGTCAGAAAAAAGAACCGTAGTGGCTCCATCGTTCATGGAATCGACAAGATATTTTACTTCAATATCAGTTTGAGTATAGTTTCGGTTATGAAGTAACGGATCATTAGCAATTATGTTTGCGACACCAACCGCAGTATCCTTGTGAAGAACCGTAAAGGGTGAAATATAATTCTCAGCATTAGCTAATAATCTGTCGAGTTCATTCTTAGGAGAATGCGGACAGTTTAGGGCAGCACAAATCTGTTTGTGATGAATAAAATGTCCACCACGCAGTTCCTGTGGCATATCCACATAATTTTCGTCCACATGGACTGCAACCACTCCCGGAACGGAAAGGGTTTTATTCTCGCATTTTTCGGCAGAATTATACTTGCCCTCTTTTTTCCGATTCTCTTTTGATGCAATGGTTTTGCTCTTAAATGCCAATGAACCGAATGTAGAAAAGGAATCCAATGTAACTCTCAGCTTGTTGCCTTTTTTCCAAGATTTGTAGTAAGAATCCGTTCCGCTCTGCATATTGGGATGTTGCCAAAGAATTTGATCAGGCACGCAACCAAGCTGATAAAGAAGATTACACAACTGACACACATATTTATAATTGAATCCACTTATTTCAAAGGATATAATCTGAACATCATCTGTGAATCTTCGGTGGGATGGAGCCATACTTCCAATCGTATCTGCAACGCCAGCAATAAAACGTTTTTTCATGTTTGTATCTGAAAGCGATGCAATAAGATACTGAAGATCTGCGGTTTTATGTAAATCCGATGTGGGTTCAATGTGGAATGAATGAAGATCCCGAATCAAATCAGCCGTATCACCATGGCAAACAATATTCCATTCTTTTCCGGGTGTATAAGAAACGTCCAAATTGTATTCAACGTTCATAAGAGGTTTGACAACCTTTAGAATATCGTTTGCAATCATTCCAGCCCGTTCTGGATTTTTGTCGTAATCGCCCCACTGCCTATAGGGAAGCTTAATCGAAAAGGATTTGTGGTTCGAACTGAAACAACCTCCGCCAACAACCAGTCCCATAATATAGGCTTTATCAGTGTTCATAGATTATCGTCCTTTCATTTTATTTGAAAGCCTGCTCCATGATAGCATCCCCGATGACCTTTGCAAGATGGCAAGGAACGGCATTTCCGATCACTTTATACATCGCAACAATGTTCTTTGTTGTATCATCAATGAATTTGAATTCATCCGGGAACGTTTGAATTCGTGCAATTTCTCGGATAGTATATCTGCGATTATGAATTGGATGAGTAATACCACAGTTTTCCGGTTGCGCAGACGCTGTAATAGTTCCATTTATTTCATCAAGGCTAAATCTGCGATAAAAGTTCGGTGCATGATATCGTTTCATATCGTCTCGTATTCTCTTGAACCGAGGCGACAAGTCCTCATAAGGTATATTCTTCCATGAGCCACCTTGAGGTATTTTTTCAACCATAGACTGAGCCTGCGGAGAATACGGCCAATAGACTTGATTTGGAACATCTTCTGGAATATCAAGAATATGCCGAAGCGTCAGATTTTCTTTATTAAGCTGAACAGGAGGGAATTCAAATCGCTTCCCGAGATCATTTCTAAAAGCAACAAGAATCAGTCGCTCACGATTCTGAGGAACGCCATAATCAGATGCGTTTACAACACGGTAATTGACCGTATATCCAAGTTTTTCCAAGTCGCCTTTGATAACCTCAATAAGGTATTGACCGCTTTGATGTTTTGACGAAATCAGTCCCTTCACATTCTCAAAGAGGACAGCTTTCGGCAGCTTGCTTTCTATAATTCGCAGACACTCCAAATATAGTTCTCCGCGTGAATCATAGACACCACGCCGATTTCCTGCATTGGAAAAAGGCTGGCACGGGAAACCAGCGGTAAGAATATCACAAGCTGGAATTTCATCAACAGGGACTTCTCGAATATCCCGACCGTCAATTTCACCAAAGTTCAGTCGGAATACTGCCTGAGCATCCTTATCGAAATCATTTGCCCAAACGCGCTGAAAACCTGCTTGTTCAAATCCCTTGTCCATACCGCCGCATCCAGAGAACAGAGAGACCAGCCGCGGAGCGGACTTTTCATTTGCAATCACTATAAAAAACTCCTAATCTCAGTTTGTAAACTCTTTTGTTATATCAAAGTCAATGGCATTCTTTTTGCAGTAATCATCAATAAGTTTCATGGTCTTATATGTAGGCTTACTTTTTCCTGATTCTATTCGATTGATTGTGGCAAAGGATACGCCCAACTCTTTTGCAAAATCCTGTTGGCTTAAAAGACATCTCTGTCGAAGCAATTTTATATCATTGCCCAGACTCATTTATTGCACCTCCATCTTCTTTATATAACATCATTATAACAAGGCCATGGCAGATTGGCAATATCAAAAATGAGCTGGGCAATACGATTCAAAGCGGGGTGGGAATGATGGTTTCAAGGGTGGATTCTACTTCATTGTCACTTTGAATGAGTTCAACACGAGAGAAAATATCCGAATCATCATCAAGAAACATATCAAAATGATTCTTGGCTGCCGCCTTAGTACTATAAGCGTAAAACTCATCTGGGTGCTCATCTTTCCGTACAAATCTTACAAAAAACATAAGTGCTCCTCCTTAGATAAAGATCAGTTCTTTCTGGATGATTTCTTCGGCACGGCTGCGGATGCCGTTCATCCGGCGCACCCATTCCAGTTGATTTTTGGCTTTCAGGGCTTCGTTTACGCCCTCATTATCCTGCATCTGCTGGATGATTAGGGCAAGCTGTTCTTCGGCCTGTTTATCCAGCTTGGCAAGGTAGTTGCCTAGTTCACCGGACAGGACAAGCTGGTTGTACCGGACGGGATGCTGCTCCTTCAGGTACCTCTTATGTAAGCGGCCCCACCGCCCGGTGGGGTTCCGCTCTGCCGGGGCTGCCACGGTCAGGTTCGGCAGATAGTAGCCGTTGACCATAGTGTAATCCAGACCGTTGTTGCTGTCGCGGAGCGTGTTCTTTAAGGTAGTCATGCTGCATTATCCTCCTTTGGTTTCGGCGTTGGGGTTGCTTCTGGGTCTGGTTTTGGATTTCCTTTTTTCTTGTGATAGAATTCCAAGGTTTTCTTGTTGTGGTTGATTCTCCTGCACTCATCGGAACAAAATTCCTGCTGGCTGTGTGTAGGCCAGTAGGAATGACCGCACACGGCACAGGCACGTTGCCGGTAGTAATGACCCCCTCTCTCGGCTTCTCTATCCGCTTTCTTTTGCTCCAGTCTTGCCTGATTCCAGCATTCCCTTGAGCAGAAAAGCTGTCGGTTGCTCGTAGGTGTAAACACCTTCCCGCAGTGCGGACACGTTTTGGTTTTAATGATCTCGTCACCGTTTTTAGCGATTTTCTTTGCTTTTCGCTTTTCTCGATAGGCTTTTTCACGTTTGCGCTGCTTTTCCATGCGCTGCCGTTCTTCCTGCTCCTTCTGCGCTTTCAGTTCGGCAAGTTCTTCCTCGGTATAAGCAATATCGACTTGGCCGACATAGTTGAAATAAATGTCAACCTTTTGTGTGCGGGCATTGCCTGCACCCTCGGCTTCATAAACAACGATTTTATCGACAAGTTCGTTAAACATTGAATCGGAGATTTCTGTTGGATTTTTGCACTTGCGAATCAGCGAAATGAAATGTTGAATATCAGCAGAACTTGACTTATCTTCGGCAATTTCGGATTTCATCGTTTCCATCTTCGATTCCAATTCTGCCTGCTCGCTATCATACTGTGCCATCAGCTGCTTGTACTGTCGTTCGGGCAGCAGTCCAGCCATAAGATTTTCGTACAGGCTACGAATAAGGGCAGAAAGCTCATCATAGCGTTTTTGACAACGTTTCAATTCCGATTGGTTCTGCTTCGGCTTTTCTTCACGTTTCTCTTTCCAAAGTGATTGCAGTTCCAAAGCGAAGGTTTCTTCATCCTTTAGAACAAATCTCGAAAAGCGTTTGACCGATGCCAATATCAGGGCTTCAACATTATCGGCACTGATTGAATGGGCAGTACAGCCATTCACCCGACTTGCATATCCACCACAACGATAAGAATATTGAGTAGACCCATCCTTTTTACTGTAGTGTGTTTGCAAGGTCAATCTTCTGCCGCAGTCGGCACAATACAGATACCCGCTTAAACGGTTGGTGTGCGTTCCCCAAGCAGAAGCACGATTCACTCGGCATCTGCGTTTCTGAACACTATCCCAAAGTTCTTGCGATATAATCGGTTCATGCGTGTTCTGGAAAACGTACTGTTCATCTTCATCTGTTTCTTTTCTCTTGTGAAGTTTGAAATTTGTGCTTACAGATTTTCGTAAAACAGTGTGTCCCAGATATTCCTGCCGACCTAAAATTGTTCTTACGGAGGAGGTGCCCCACAGGTACGGATTAGAGAACTTTGTCCCATTGTACTGCTCCGGGTGATATTTCTTTGCGTATGCAGCAGGAATCAGGACTTTTTCCTCTGTCAACAGTTCTGCGATTGTCCGTGGGCTTTTTCCTTCGTTCGCAAGAAGAAAAATGCGCTTTACGACTTCGGATGCCACCGGATCAACAACAAGTGTCTGCTTGTCGTTCGGCAAACGGTTATATCCATACGGAATAGAGCCGCTGCAACGTTTTCCATCTTTCATCCGGGCATCGAACACAGCCTTGATTTTATTGCTCGTGTCTTTGGCATACCATTCGTTCATAATATTCAAAAACGGAGCAAAATCATTGTCTGAAGCATTGTTGCTGTCGATGCTGTTGTTGATTGCAAGGAATCGGACGTTTTTCTGTGGGAACAGAACTTCCGTATAAAAACCGACTTGCAGATAATTTCGTCCTAAGCGGCTCATATCCTTCACAATAAGCGTTTCGACATTTCCTGCTTCTACCTCTTTTATTAGAGATTGAAAGCCGGGACGATTGAAATTCACACCTGAAAAGCCATCATCTGTAAAATGGCGGATGTTCTTGAAGCCGTTCTTTTGGGCGTAATCTTCCAGATATTTCTTTTGGTTGGTGATGGAATTCGATTCACCAGCAAGATCATCATCTCTTGACAAACGCTCATAGAGTGCGGTGATTTTTGGTTCTTTAGGCATTTGTTCTACCTCCTTTCTTATGGAATCTTTCAATTTAGGACAATCAAGTTTATCGTCCTATTAAAGTATAGCCCTCCGGGGCCAGTTCGATGGCAGTGGTGGTCTCGCCAAAGGTGGATGCCCAGCAGTCGAAGTGGGTCAGCTTTTTCTGCTGCAAGGTGCTATACTGCAAATACCGCATGACAGTGTACAGTTCGGTCATACTGTTGCTCACCGGGGTGCCGGTGGCGAACACCACGCCACGTCCGCCGGTGATCTCATCCAAGTATCTGCACTTGCCGAACATATCGGAGGATTTCTGCGCTTCGCTGGTGGATAATCCTGCGACATTCCGCATTTTTGTGGTCAAAAAGAGGTTCTTGTAAAAATGGCTCTCGTCCACAAAAAGTCTGTCAACGCCGAGCTGTTCAAAGGTAATCACATCGTCTTTACGCTCATCGGAGCGCAGTTTTTCCAGCTTGGTTTCCAGCGTTTTCCGGGTCTTTTCCATCTGCTTGATGGAGAAATTCTCGCCTGCATGGGCTTTCAGTTCGTTGATGGCGGCAAGCGTTTCATAAATTTGCTCCTGAATAATGCGTTCCTGCCGCTCAAAGGACAGCGGAATGCGCTCAAATTGGCTGTGCCCAATGATAACGGCATCGTAGTCCCCGGTGGCGATGCGGGCACAGAATTTTTTACGGTTGGCAGTCTCAAAGTCCTTGCGCCGCGCTACCAAGAGTTTGGCGTTAGGATAGAGATTCAGAAACTCGCTTGCCCATTGCTCCGTCAGGTGATTGGGCACCACGAACAACGATTTCTGGCATAAACCAAGGCGTTTTGCTTCCATAGCAGACGCAGCCATTTCGTAGGTTTTGCCGGCACCAACTTCGTGTGCAAGCAACGTATTACCGCCATAAAGCACATGGGCGATGGCATTTCGCTGGTGTTCCCGGAGGGTGATCTCCGGGTTCATGCCGACAAAATGGATGTGGCTTCCGTCATACTCACGGGGGCGGGTAGAGTTGAACAGTTCGTTGTACTGCTTCACCAGCACAATGCGCCGCTGAGGGTCCTGCCAGACCCAGTTGGCGAAAGCGTCCTTGATGACCTGCTGCTTCTGCTGTGCTAGCATGGTCTCTCGCTTGTTCAGCACACGCTTGGGTTTGCCCTCGGCATCCTCGATGGTGTCGTAGATGCGGACATCTTTCAGGTTCAGGGTCTCCTCCAGAATCTTATAGGCGTTGGCACGGGATGTGCCGTAGGTTTCGGAGGAGATAATATCGCCCCGTCCGGTGGCAGTTTTGCCCTCTACACGCCATTCTGCGGTATAAGGAGAATATCTCACCTTGACTGCATGGCGCAGATAGTAGGGGATCTGGAAGGTCTCGGTCATAAACTTTTGAATGATCTCAGGTGCAAGCCATGTGGCACCCAAGCGCACATCAATTTCAGATGCTTCCAGCTCTCTGGGCTGCGCCTTTTCCAATGCTGTAACATTGACGGCAAACTCCGGGTTGGTCTCGGCGGCGAACTGCGCCATTCGCAGCTTTGCCCGGACATCGCCGGACAGGTACTCGTCTGCCATCTGCCAGCCTGCTTCGGGGTCGGTAGGGTCGGCGGCAGGGTCTTTGAAGATCACACCGGAAAGTTCGGTGGTAATGCGCCCGTACTCACCGGGAGTGCCCAGCAGTTCTGCCATATAGGGCAAATCCACTTTGCCATGCTCACCAATAGATACCGCCAACGCTTCGCTGGGGGTATCCACGCTGGTAACGGTACACTCCGGGCGGATAGTGCGCTTGGTGAACATTGCAGCCTTGCTCTTGAGCTGCCCCTGCTCGTCCAGATTTTCCAGCGAGCACAGCAGATAATACGAGGAATCCTGCTCAAACAGCCGCCCGTTTTTGCGGTCGTTCAGCAAGCCGTACTTTGCGGTAAAGGCATCGTAGGCGGCGTTCAAACGCTCCTGCATTGCCTTGATATCCTCGTCCGGGTAGTCGTTCAACTGCTGGTCGATCAGGTCGTTAACGATCTGGCGCAGTTCCACCATGCCGGTGACGCGACCCTTAGCGGTGTCGGACAGTTCCACCTGCGTCATCACGGAATTTTCCCGGTAGAACACTTCACTGTCCACCACGGTGTAGGAGAAGTTCTTGACCTCCGGGTCAGCAGGGAGCGTCTTGCGCTCTGCCTCGGCATCCGCAATATCTGGCGTTTCCACCTCGACTTCGGTGTACTGACCCTCAATATGCTGTACCGCCTCGGCAAGCTGGTCTGCAAGGTTTGCACCCTCGATGGGAGCAACGGTCAATTCCTCTCGTCCATACTGGGTGCTTTCGGTGGAGAGTACGCCCAGAATCATCTCCGGGTGGTCTGCGAAATACTGGTTGATGGCAAAGCCATCTTCGGTCTTGCCCAACTGCACCCATGCAGGTTCGATGTCCGCAGGGCGGTCACGCTTCTGCAAAAAGATAATATCGCTGACAACATCCGTGCCTGCATTTGCCTTAAACGCATTGTTGGGCAGACGGATAGCCCCCAACAGGTCAGCACGCTCTGCCATGTGTTTGCGGGCGGTGCTGTCCTTGCTGTCCATGGTATAACGAGAAGTCACAAACGCCACAATGCCGCCCGGACGCACTTGGTCGATGGCTTTTGCGAAAAAATAATTGTGGATGCTAAATCCCAGCTTGTTGTACGCCTTATCGTTGACCTTGTATTGACCAAAAGGCACGTTGCCCACAGCGAGGTCATAAAAATCACGCCGGTCGGTGGTCTCAAAACCGGCAACGGTAATGTCTGCCTGCGGATACAGTTTTTTCGCAATGCGCCCGGTGATGCTGTCCAGTTCTACGCCGTACAAGCGGCTATCTGCCATGCTGGTGGGCAGCATTCCAAAGAAATTGCCCACACCCATAGACGGCTCCAGAATGTTGCCAGACCGGAAGCCCATCTTTTCGACTGCATCATAAATAGAACGAATCACCACCGGAGAGGTGTAGTGAGCGTTCAGAGTGCTGGAACGGGCGGCGGCGTACTCGTCCTCGGAGAGCAGCCCTTTCAGTTCGGCATATTCCTTTGCCCAGCTATCTTTGCTGGGGTCAAAAGCGTCTGCCAGACTGCCCCAGCCCACATATTGCGAAAGCACCTGTTGCTCCTCAGCGGTGGCACCCCGGTGCTCCTGCTCCAGCTTGAAGAGGGTGCGGATGGCTTCGATGTTTCTGGCGTACTTCTGCTTAGGACCTCCGACACCCAAATCATCATCCGTGATGTGGAAGTTCCCGGCAGGCTCCGGCGCAGGCTCGGTATTCAGGGCTTCATCCAAGGCAGCGGCATCCGGGAAGGTCTGAACCTTTCCGCCCATCACGGCAGAGATAGGCAGCTCGTCCAGTTCTTCGTCCGTCAGCTCCGGCATGATCTGCCGCAGACCATCCTCGAACTGTTGTTTGTTGATAACTTCGTTATCCCACGACTGCCCCTGCGCACTGGTGTCGATGCGCACATCCGTTTCGCCTACATAGCCGATTTTGCCTTCGATGGTTCGGGTAGGAAGGTCAACGATAACATTGTCACCGACCTTATAATCGGGCAGGGGGTGTTCCATCACATTCTGTTCCTGCTCGTACAACTCCCGGACAAGAGCCAGCGGTTCCTCCCGGAAAACTGGCATCCGCATTTCTGCCAGTGCCACATCCTGCAAGGAAACCTTGCCCTTATCAAAGTCCACACCATCAATCCGAAATTCCCGGCCATCCATCTTGATAACGGAGCCGATGGGCAGATAGTCCTCTTTGTGCAGATGTTTAGTCTGGTGATGAGTCCCATCTTCGCTCAATCCGGCAAGGTAAACATCGTTGCCCGCAGACCACAATTCTTTTGACTTTTTTGCCCATAAGCTAGGTGGAAAGCCTGTGACCTGAACTTCGCCCAGTGCTGTTTCTCTCGTAAACAAAGCACTGTTGAGAACTTTTGCGACCTTGGCAGCATCTTCTCCATAGAACATAAAATTGCCGCCAGCTTCAAATCCAACCAGAGTATCCGGGTGCTGCACCTTTAATGCAGTGTATTCGGCTGCACTGGCGGCGTTCAGTTCAAGGGGAAAGTTGCTGGCTCTTCTTTCTTTGTCCGACAGGTAGCGGTCAGACTGAATCATCAGGTCGATATACTTTTCAACCCGATCCCAGCGGAGGAGCGTTTTCCGATGGTCGGGATAATGCTCAAATGTCAGCCCCTTGCTGTCATGGTCAAGCCAACCACTGCTTCCGTCCAGATAAGTGTGCGAGGAACCACCGGGGCCGTATGGTGCGTATTCTTTGGCGAGAGCTTTTGCCCGGAGCTTTCGGTCAGGTTGCATCTGATAAATTTGCCATATCCGAAGTTTGCTATCTTCAAAATTGGAACCTCTCCGCAGCGCATTTTCAATCTCGGCCTGAGACAAAACAAAAGCGGAGGGCGATTTTTCGCTCTCCGCTTGGTCGATGGATTCAATTTGTTCGGCTTCGGTGGGAATAGCCACATCGAAGAAACTTAGCTGTAAATCAGCTCGTTCATCACCAGTTCCTCGGCCTGTGCTTTCAGGCTGTTCATGTGCTGCACCCACTCCATCTGATGCCGCTCTTTGTTCGGAGCCGGGTTCTGCTTCAGCAGTTCCTGCATGGTCTGCTGCATCCGGCTCTCTGCGGTCTGTTCCACTTCCAACAGGTGCGGATGCAGAGTCCCCGACAGGAGCATCGAATTGTACAGCACCGGGCGATGCTCCATCAGGTAAGTCCGGCGCAGTCTGCCGTATTTGCCCAGTGCTTTCTCCTGCTGGGGCAGGGTCAGGTTCGGGAGCTGGTAGTCCCCGACGGTCGAGTAGGTCACGTTCCTGCTGTTCATATTCATACTGGCTCCTTTCTACATTGCGGCGGCGGATTGTCGTTTTTACGGTTCGTTCGATGTTGCGCAGCACATCCCGGCTGCATTCGCTGACTGCGGTGCCCAGCGCATACACGGCGGCAGGCGTGGAAAAAGAGAAGATGGCCTGAAAATCGTCACGGTCAAAATGACCGTCCGGCTCAAGGCCGCAGCATTCCAGAACCGTATACAGGATGCTGATTGCGGCGGCAGATTTGAACTGGAACTCCTGTCCGGCTTCATCATAATCTATCAGGAACGAACCGTCAACGA